CGGCCAAGTGTTGCTTGTTTGGGTTTTCGTAAGCCGAGACGCATCGCCATCCGCTTTTGGATGCCACTAAACGGCAGATGACCTGAAGCGCACTCATCTCTAGGCTAAAGATGATGCCATTCTTGGCGTTTATAGCCCCGTGAAGGGCAGTTTGGAGTAAAGCGATAGACTTACCGCCCGAAGTCTCCGACGCGAACACTGCAAGCGTTCCCCGCTCAAATCCGCCGTTGAGCTTTTCATCCAGTCCGGTGATGCCGGTATTGAAGCGTTCGGGTTGCGTCGTCTTTTCGAGTTCGTTCAAGAGTTCGGTGCATTGCTGCTTGAGCGATAGCGCCCCGACTTGTTCTTCGTCGCTGTCCGCTAGGTGTTGAGCGATGCCGTTTAAGTCCGCCCGCATTTCGCGGATGTCGTCCTTGCTCTCGTGTAGTTTCGCCATCGCCTTTCGATACCGGCGGGCCTTCAACAGGTCTTTTCTGAAGTCTAAGGCCGCGACGGCGTCCCCTGTCGGGTAAGCGGTGAATGCTTCGGTGACGCCGTGGTATCCGCCCACGTCGAATATCATTCCCTTTTCTTCGAGCACAGCCTGGAGTCGGAAGATGTCCGACTTGAACCCTTCGTTGTGGCATTCCTTGGCCGCTGAGAGTAGAGCGCGGTTGGAGTGCTCAAAGAATAAGTCCGCGTCCCACTTCGCCGCATCGAGCACTTCGTAGTTCTGGAGCAAGATCGAGATCGCCGCTTTTTCTGCACTCGGCGCTGTCGGGACTGCCGATCTTGTTTGTGTTTCTTCTCGTTTTAAAATTGCCATCTTGTGAGTTCTTTTTGTTCCCCCTAGTGGCTCGCCTCTCGCCTTAAGCGAGAGAGGCGAAGCCTATCTATCTATGATAATAGATAGATATTCTATCTATCTAGTCCACCTATGGTTTGTGTTAGGTTACGTTTGGGTTTCATTTGGGTTTCGTTTGGGTTATTTACAGACGCATTCCGACTGGCTTTTTTGCAGGCTTTGGAGGGTCACTTTTCGGACGCCCTCCTTTTTTGCCGTTGCGATAATTGCTGAACAATTTCTTGTTTTGGTCTTGCCATTGATGCAGGACAAGCGCATCTCCTTCACGCCTTGCATACCCGCTTTCGATCAACGCGTTTTCAAGTTGCAATGGGTCTCCTGCCCAGTCAGCAATAGCTGCGACTATTGCCGCTGGCTTTTCTATGCGCTCGCACTTTCTGAACTGGCATTGCGACCAGAGTTTCAAGAGCGAGAAGACCCCTGCGTGACCGGCTAGGCGTAGCAGGATTTTCGTCTTGTAGTGGTCGCAGAAGTCGGGTGAGAGGATCATGTCATATTCAATGGGTTGCATTCTGCTGTTTGCAGAAATAAGTTTCCTGTGCACCTTGGGTCTGGAAGTCTCCGTTTTTCACTTGCTCGAAAGTCACATTTTACCTCGATCTTCCATTGTCCCTTCACAATAACATCCGTCCCTTTAATTTGAATTTGTGTGTCTTTAATAAACTCACCCTCTACCCAAAGCGGAAATGCTCCAGCCTTCAGTAATTCTTGAACTATGAGAACGGCCCTGTTGCCCTTCTCGCTTGTGCTTAGGTCTTCTGTAAATCCATCAAAGCGCCAGTCCGCAATAAGGATAGACTTTAAGTTGTCGATGCTTTCTGGCTTTACTATACTCCCCATTGCGGTGGGGTGTTGAACCCCAGGTTGGAATGCCATTCGAGTTTCGACTCCTTGCATAAGGGCTGCCCTTTTACCGCAAATTGTAGGAAACACAAAGACCCTTCGAGCTAATGGAGCAACGTGTGCTCGTATATTCGAGGCTTCGTTGTGTATTCCATATTGAAAGAGTTGGGCCATCATAGCGACTGATTCCCCCAGTTATCCCATCCTTCGGGTGCTTCTTTTCGCGCAAACATCTCCAGCTTTTTCCCGTGCGGATAAAGCGTATTGATAATGTCTCGAAACTCTTCTGGCTTTGCGCTGTGCTTGGTTCTCTCGATGCTTTGGACGCTATCAAATAACTGCTTTGCATCTGGGGTGCAGCTTCCTCTTGTGCATATCAGCAAGAACTCATGCCGGACGCTGTTGTAGTGGCCCATGTTGTGCTTGATCTTATCCCATACAAAGCTCGTCTTGTATTTAAAGCCCCAAGCCCGAATGATCGGCTCGCATTCAAAGAGCAATGGCGATGTGACCCAAAGAAAAAGAACGGCGTCATCCTCGATCATCTCTTTTATCGGCAACTCGCAAAGCTCAGAAATGGTCATTGCTGGATAATGGAATTTGATCGCTCCATAGTCTTCGGTTAGTTGGTCTCCATATTTCCAAGGTGGATCGGAGTAAATAACGCGATACTTCGCATCGGGAAGCTTTACAGCCTCTTTCACTTCTTCCAGCTTGATCTCGCGCCTAACTTCATTGAAACGCTTCTTTCCATCGGTTACAGCCTTAGCTGCCTCTGGGTTTGTTAGTGCGAGCTTTTCTATGGCTTCTGCCTTCTTCCCATCGCTCCGGATCGTGCGCTCGCTTACTCCATGCTGTTTGGCTATTGTCTCGGCGGTCGGAAACGAAGTGGAAGAAGTTTCCACATCGTTTTTTACGGCGTTTTTATTTCCAGACTGCCCGCCATGAGCCTTCTTCGTCCTGTTATACCTTCGCCCCCTCAGGATGCTCCGCTGGTCGTTGGTCAGGTTTCGCCTTCCAAGTTGGTTTGCATCCATCCAGTCCATCGCCGCGTCGCGACTTTCAAACTCGATCTCGATACTTTTAAATGGTAGTGCGTTGCGAGTGCAAATCTCGTGGCGGTTGTGTCCGTCAATAAGAATTTCACCCCATAGAACCAACGGATCTCTGCATCCGTCCTTGATGATGTTGGCTTCGAGTTGCGCGAGTTCTTCCGTGGATAGTGGCGGAATGAGTGCCTTGAATTCAGGGTCTATTTGTATGTGCATAATTATAATTTTTCTGGTGTTTCTCCAAACTTAATAAAATAAACAGCGGCTTCATATAAAGCATGCTCTCCGCTTTCTGTTCTTCCGTCTTGCAGCATTTTAATTCCTGCATCCAGTGCATTCAGGGCGACAAGGAAAATCTCATCTTTGCCAATATCTTCAGGTGTTGCAAACCCTCCCATACGGTCTGCCTCATTCATCTTGTGAACACGATGATATGCCTCATCTAGCTTTTGTATCTGTAGTTTCATAATTTATTAAAAAGAAATCCCGCAATACAACCATGTGAGAATAGGCCAACAGCGAGCCGGATGGAAGTATTGCGGGAAAAAGTTGGTTTCATTTGCTGTATTGAACGGCTTCTCACAGCCGGGTTGAATTTAGTCTAAGATTTCAGCCTTGTCAAATACCTTTGCAAAGTCTCCTCAGCCTCTTCTTCAATCCACCGCGTGGCCTGAGTAACAACCTCGACCCACTTGCCGTCTATCTGAACTTCCCAGTCCCACCGGTAGCAGTCGTCTTGGTGGTTGGGCCAGCACCGTAGCGGATACCCGCGCCATTGCATTTGGTTATTCATCTTGTCCTGATAGGAATTGGCGGAGCGCCTTGTTTTCTTTAAGGAGTCTGTTGTTCTCTTCGGTGAGCGACTCGACGCGAATGTTTAATAACTCTACGAGTAATTCAAGATCAGCCATCTGTTCTTTAACAAGTCTTGTGAGATTTAGTAGTTTTTTGATGCCGTCGAACATAATCTGAGATTCTTTCTAAGTGTTGTTCCGCGAGTGCTCTCCCCTCCGGCGTGTCGTCGTATGTATGTTGGTAGACCGGTAGCGGGTCGCCCCGTTCGAGACGTAGGCCAACAGGACAGTCATTCATGCAAATACACAACCGGAGAGAGAGAGTTCCGTTCATTTATTAAAACGGAATGTCGTCAGTTTCGTCAGCGGGTTGAGCAACGAAGCCGTTGCTTTTGGCAACGATATGCTTGTCAGTTTTGGCCGCTGGCTTGCGCCGGTTGCCTAGCCACTTTGTTTTCTCATCGCCGAATAACCATCTTTCGATGCAGTTGAACTGGTGATCTGGGTTGGTCTGTCCTGCTTCGACGCCGATAAGACAGACTCCCTTTTCGCCTATTAGGTCTTCCGCTTCTACGGTTACGTCTTCGCCTGGGACTACGGCGCGACCGATGCTCGAAAGCACTTGGTCAACCTTCCACGCCGCCTTGGGCGTAAAGGTTAAGTGCTCCCACATTTTCGGCCCCTCGATGCCGCTTTCAAGGATGACTTGAACGTCGAGCTTGATCGTCGGGTTTCCAGCTTGGGAAGTCTTCTCGACGGCCTTGATTATTTCCACTTCGTAGGTTCCCGGCTCTACGAAGTAGATGGCTGCTTGTTTTGGTTCGCTTGCTTTATATGTTGGCATTTGTATTTTCTATTTTATTTTTGTTTGGCGTAACTGCGTTGTCGGTGATCCCGCCTTGATCGCCGTTTGGTCTGGCTCCACGCCGTTATTGGCGCAGAGTTCCAGATAACTCTTTTCTGATAGCTTACCGC